TCATCACGAGAAATGCAGTATTGCAATCCAGCCACTTCACAGATTGCTTGATTAAGTGTTTCATAGTGAACTTCACAGAAATCAAGTAAGACCCCGTCTAGGTCAAACACGATCAGTTTAGTCATTACTCGTATTTAGGAAGAATAACTACATGATTATCGCACATCGTGGGAATGTGAACGGTCCGGATCCAAAAACTGAGAACCGAGAAGATACCATTGTAAAAGCAATCAATCTTGGATTTGACTGTGAGATCGATGTATGGAAAGTGAATGGGCAATTATGGTTAGGTCACGATGGTCCTGAGCATGAAACAACGATTGAATTTCTTACAGAATATCGCTCAAGACTTTGGGTTCATTGTAAGAATTTGGATGCATTGATTGCTCTCAAGGACGAGTATAACTGTTTCTTCCACGACAAGGACACCTATACGTTAACGAGCAAGGGGTATATATGGGGTAATATTGGTAGTCCTATGACATCACAGACAATTCAAGTTATGCCTGAACGTGCAAACGAGGTGTCTACCGTGTATCTTGGGGTCTGCACAGATTATCCGTTTCGCTACATCCAATCTAGATAGAACTCTATCCACATTTGGTGTTTTGTTTTTCTTTTGGGTTTTCTTGTTTGGTTTCTTGTTTTGGTGTTTAGTTGCTGTATGCAAGACCACCCATGCCGCTCATCACGCGGAGCACGTTGTAGTTGACTGCATAGACGCGCACCTGGGCAGTGCGTCCAGAGCGCACCGTGTTGACACTGACCGTGAGCTGCAGGGTCGCCTTGTCGATACGGGAGAAGTTGCAGGTGCCGCTGGGCTGGTGCTCCTCCGGCTTGAGCGCGAAGGAATACACGTTGATACCCTGAGTCGGGGTGCGGGTGTGGTGCTGGTAGGGCTGCACGCGGGAGAAGTAGCGTCCCTCGCGCTCCGTGAAGCGGTCCTGGCCGTTGAGCTGGAGCTTGGCAACCTCCACCGGGTTCTTGCCCTCGCAACGAACACCGGACTGGAGGATGACCTTCGCGAGCAGGTAGTTGGTCGTGTCCTCGAACACGATCGCCTGGTCGTTACCACCCACTGTGATGTTGGTGTCGAGCCAAGAGGCACCGTTGAGCGACGGGCCCTGGGAGATGCCAACACCCGGGAGGTAGGGGCCGGAAGGACCGTCACCCGTTGTGGTGGGCGTGGCGAGCGAGCCAGCACCAACACCGCCCAGAGAGCCACGGGCGAGGACGTCCATCACGATGCCCTCCGTGCTGAAGTCATCTGTGTAGTTGAACGGCTGGCATCCGTTGACCTCCTGGATGAAGACCTGGTTAGGTGTGCAGTCCACGAACGAGTCGCGCTGAACAACCCACACGAGCTCCTTAACCGGGTGGTTAAAGTTGAGCTGGATCTTGTTCGAGCTCGACGTGATCGACTCGGCACCTGTGAACTGGAGCTGCTCAATCAGGTACTCGTGAGTCTGCTGGGCGAACCGGCGACGCTCCTCCGTGTCGAGGTAGATGTAGTCGATGTAGAGCGAGGCGGCTGTGAGCGACTGGATGCTTGTGGGCACCGTTCCGGCCGCGAGGACCAGCTCGTAGTAGGTGCAGTTGATCCACTGCTCGAACTCCACGTTGATGCGCACCTCGTGGTACTGGAGCGCGATGAGCGGGATCGCAAGACCCGGGTTGCGGCAGAACCAGAACTGGAGCGGGATGTAGAGCGTGCGCGCCGGGGTGCCCGCGCGGGGGGCGCAGGTGTTCGTGAGCTCGGCGCCCGCGCACGACGCATCGAGCGCATAGCCACGACGATCCTTCATCAGCACGAGGTCGTGCGTGTTGCCGATCATGTCGTTGAGGGCCTCGATCGTGCCCTGGTCCTGGGAGAGCTGGGTCCAGATCTGCATCCAGTCACCATACTGGCGGTCGATGCGCTGACCACCGATCTCGAGCTCAACCGTCTTGATGAGACGGTGACCGATGTAGTTGAGCCAGCGGAAGCGGTTAAGCGAGCTCACCGACGCGAAGTCAACCGCCGGGAGAACAACCTGCACATACGTGCGGTACATCAGGTCGGCGTTACGGTTGATCACCGCCGTCACACGCTTGTTGAAGTCGGCCTGGCCGTTGAACGTCACCTCAATCGACTCCATCGCGAAGTTGGTATGACGCTTGTAAAGGACCTTCCAGAACGTGATCTGGGGGTTGCCCGAGATGTAGATATCCTGCGCACCATAGCTGACGAGCTGAAGAAGACCACCACCCATATTGATTGTTTGAATAAGAGCGAGAAAAATTATTTACAGGCTAAGGCGACGCACCCTAGGCGACGCACCAAGGTGGAACATGTTGATGTCCCGGGATTGGTTCGTTAGTGTTTCTGACGGCGGGTTCTCCTGCGTCGACCGGCCACACATCGATTAAATGCATCGCGTGTTGCACAATTCATTTTAGTGGACTTTAAATTCGCTCTTGCATCAAGAAGTGGTTTTACATCCTCATTTGCAGGCATGAATTGTTTGGGAACAACATAGTTCTCATCACCACCACGCCTGCGGACCTTGCGAAGTTTACGTGTGTGTTTGGGCATTATTTACAGCAGAGATTTAAGCCTTGGAGAGCAGGTGAGCCTTCTTGGCGCGGGCACGGAGCGTGGACTTCTTACCCGACGACTTGAGGCCGTGGGACTTGAGAACGCGCTTGAGGGCCTTGGCCGAAGGACCCTTGCGGGTGCCACGGCGACCGGCGGACATAGCGGGGGCAGAGGAGTTTCCGGCGGGAGAGACAGTGTTCATTTTGTTTTAAGGCTGAGACAAACTTTCAGGATGAACGCGATAATGTAAAAAATGGAGCCTATTGGAATTTTTGCAGTCGTAGCAATTGCGGTGACGGCATCGTGGCTACTTTATATTGTTAAATGCAGGTCTACGTTTCCTAAGCTGCCCGGACTTTCTCCTAAGATTGTCAAGTCTCCATCGGGCGAAAGTTTGAATACAATGGTTCACACTGACGATCCTACTCAAGTAGCATCCTAGGCGTGATATGCATCGCCTCCAGCTCCTGCATCCAGAGCTTCATTGCATATGGCAAGGTCTTCATCACAAAGTCGGTCTTGTTGCCACAGGCACCACATGAGTAGATTCCCTCCACCGGATTGACCACGGCAAGCGTGCCACAGGTCTTGCAAATACCCGTCTTGAACGGGTCGGAAACATCCATCAGACGCTCCTTGGTAAACACCGAGATGCCGTGTGAAATCATACAGTCGCGCTCCATCTCTCCCACACGCAGACCACCATCACGGGACCTGCCCTCGCACGGCTGACGAGTCAGTGACACAATCGGACCACGAGCACGAGAATGCTTCTTGTCAATCACCATGTGCTTCAGACGCTGGTAGAAGGTAGGACCCATGAAGATTTCGGCCTGCATCATCTCACCGGTCTGTCCGTTATAGAGGATCTCATTTCCGTAGGGATGCATCCCCATATCCACCATGTGCTTCTTCAAGTCCTCTACCTTCAGGTGAGAATACGGCGTTCCATCACCCAGAGTGCCCTTGCGAACACCGATCTTGCCGAAGATGTTCTCCATCAGCTGAGCAATCGTCATACGAGAAGGAACAGCGTGAGGGTTCATGATGATGTCCGGACGCAGACCCGAAGCCGTGAAAGGCATGTCTTCCTCCTCCATCAGCATTCCAATGGTTCCCTTCTGACCGTGACGAGAGGAGACCTTGTCACCAATCTGAGGAATACGCTCAGAGACCGTGCGCACCTTAATGAACGGATAACCGTCTGAGTTCTTATCCTGCCACACGCCGTCGATACGGCAGGGCTCGGAGTTCTTATGTGTCGTCGATGCATCACGGAATGCATACCCAGCAGCGTCATTGCGAAGGTTCACGACCTTGCCGATCACCACGTCGTTCTCCTGCAAGACCGAATTGATGATCGGAAGACCCGCCTCCGACACTGCCTCATACGACGTATTCTTGTACTTGCGAGTGTTGTGCTTCTGAGGCTTCATGAACTTCTCCTCACGACCGGACGTCACGTTGCGGTGCTCCTCGTCCTTATACATGCCGTAATACAGACCGCGGAAGAAGCCACGCTTGACTGCTGACTTGTTCAGGATGACGGAATCCTCCTGGTTGTATCCACCGTAGCAGGCAATGGCCACAATCGCATTCATCCCAAAGGGCATCTCGTGCATCTTGAGGATGTTCATGGCACGGGTCTCCACGATCGGACGGGCAATGGAGCAGAGAACATAGGCGTTCTTGTCCAGGCGCTTTGCAAAGTTGCCAGCATAGACGCACATAGCCTGCTTACCCATGGCTGACTGATAGGTATTACGAGGAGACTGATTATGGTCCGACAGTGGAATCGTCGAAGCCATGTGTCCGACAATCAGAGACGGGTGGATCTCGTAGTGAGTGTGTGTATCGGTCATCTCGTCCTTGCTCATGGCAATCCTGAGTGTCTCGGTCTCAGATGAGTCAATGTAGTCCACGCACGACTTGCACCACTCATTCCAGCTTGACCGATCGGCGGGTGGAGGAGCACCCTTGCGGAACACAGGGCGCACGCAACGCCCACCATCCGTCTCAATAGACAGATTGTTCATCAGGGTATACCAAGCAACCGAGATGTGCGGATGGATTCGACGGACCTGCTTGGCCGACTTCAAGGCTGTCACAAGCTCATGTGGGCTGTTCGTGTAGCCGACGATCACGCCATTGACTGTAATGGATGTTCCGGTATAGACTCGGGGCGTATCAATCCAGACGATCCGCTTGTCATCCTGGAGGAAGTGCAGGACTGTGCTAGACGGCACGTGCTGTGAGATAGAGGTCAGTAGACTCATGTTCTTCACAATACCGACCGAATGACCCTCTGGTGTCTCCACAGGACACATGAATCCCCAGGAGGTGCCATGAAGCTTACGAGGAGCCAATAGCTTACCTGACTTCTCCACAGGTGTCTGAATACGACGCAAATGACTGAGTGTCGCTGCGTAGGACATACGACCGAGCACCTGCGAAACACCCACCTTTGTGGCATTTGACATGGACGCAACCGAACCAAGACCCTGGACGGTAAAGTTGCCCGTAGCCAGAGCCTGCTTGAGCTTACCCTCGATCGCCGAGAGCTTCAGAATCTTATAGAGGTTGTTCACATTCAAGATCTCCATTGGACGGGGAGCCTCACCGCGCTTCCAGGAGTCATTGTTGACCTCCTGCACAAACTCATTACGAGTGTCATTGCAGACCTTCTGAAAGAGCTGACGGAACAGATGGGTCAGCAAGGCACCTGTCGTCACCACGCGCTTGTTCGGATACGCATCGCGGTCATCCAAGGGGATCTGCTTGCAATATGTCAGCAAGAGCCTGCGGATCATAGTTCCCATCAACATGGTCTTACGAGCATTGTGGACCGGAGTGGTCGTGAGCTCACCCGCAAATCGCACGTGAGGCAGAAACTCGGAGTTGAGCAACTGACGAACATATGCGCACTTATCCTCCTGATTCGTGCCATACTGGAGGTGGCTTGTCAGATACTGAATCGCCTCCTGCTGAGTGAAGATTCCGAGCTCCGATGCGTCACGGAATGAGGCAGACAACAGCTCAGCGTGGAGATCATCCACAGATCCCCAGATGATCTTCGTGATCTCCTTGTCCGTCAGGACACCCAGTGCACGGAAATACACAACGACCGGGATATCCTCGCGGAATCGGGGAACGCAGGCTGTCAGCGGGTTGCCGTAGCCGTTGAACTTGGAGCTGATGCGGATCTCCAGCTTCTTAGGAGGCATCGTGAAGGACTCATGTAAAGACTTGATCTCCACAGAGTGCGTGTGCTTGGATGCCGACTTCTTGTTCTGGAAGATCATGATGCGGTTATCAGCCACCTTCTCCTGACACAGGATCGTGCGCTCGGATCCATGGATGATGAAATAGCCCAGAGGATCGTGAGCACACTCACCATACTCCTCCAGACTCATCGGGTAGTCCTTCAGCAGGCACAGACTGGATCCCAACATAACCGGGAGCTTACCCAGACTGATGCCCTCAAACACCCGCGACTCCTCGTCAAAGGTATCCAGCATCGGGCCCTTGTAGGTCCTGGCAATGAAACGGATGTCCACATACATCTGCGCTGCGTAGGTGAAGTTACGGATGCGCGCCTCCATAGGGAGCATAGGCTTCACGCGACCCGTTGCCTCCTGGATGCGAGGCTTGATGTAGCTAATATTCTCAAATGACAACTTGAACTCATACTTATACTTCTTAATGGTCTCATCTTGCTCATGCCAAACTGTGATCGGAGGTGTCGACTGGATGATCAGAGGGATCTTGTGGCGGATGAAGTCCTCGTAGGAGTCGACCTGGTGATCCACCATCCGACGCACACCATTGGAGAAATACGAACGAACTGCTTCCCATTCAGATGACATGGTATTCATATGGGTATCTCTTCGCTGTAAATATATCTATCCGTTTTGAATAAGTGTAATGTCCGGTGTTAAGATCCAAAAAGTAGATCATGTGGAACCAATGCCAAAGGCGGGCCGCCACAAGTCCATGAAAACCTTCCCGCGCGGGGTCATGAAGGGAACCAGGAAGCGGGGCGGAAACGAGCCGATTGTGGGTGTCAGGGATCCCGCCAAGCCTCCGCCAGTTCGTAAAGGAACCCTTCGAATCCTCACCGATAAGGGAGCCAAAGCACGACGCAAGACAATCAAGCAGACAGTGCAGAGTATGAGCGACTCCAAGGTTCGTGAACAGCTTAAGGGTTCTGGAATCGCCGTGAACCCGAAAACGCCACCTCAGCTTGCAAGGGAGATTCTTGAAGGCGGTATGGAGGCCGGGATGATTGTCGCGAAGTAGAGTAATGACGTCCATCTGGGGACCTTTGGGATGGATGACTCTCCACTCGGTTGCCTCGTGCTATCCGGATGCTCCCACGATATCTGAAATCACTCTGACGCATACCTGGCTCGACATGTTTCAGTCGACCATAACCTGTCCAAGTTGTAAGGAGCACTTTGGAACTGCACTGGCCTCCTACAGGCGCTCGTATCCCCAGATGCTAACGTCAAAGCGCGAGTTCCTACTGTTCACATTTCGGGTTCACAACTCTGTGAACCGGAGACTGAACAAACCGATTCATTCAACCGTTGCAGCTTGCTTTGAAACCTTACGAAATAACGTAAAAACCAGATCGGCTAAGGACTATCGTGCAGCATACCTAAATCACATTCGGCGTTTCTGGCGAACCATGCAAGATGCATCTGGACTTACGTCACTGAAGAAGATTAATGAAATGTCAAAAATTGAAGTTGAATATGTTCAAAAACGTGAAAATAACTTTGAAGCCGATATTGCTGAAGATGTAGTTATATTACCAGGCCAGGTGTTTGAGCCTGTAAATAGTGAACCGCCAGCTCCTATACGGATGGATACTCGATCTGCTCCTCGTATGGGTCTCAGTGGAGGTCGGTTTCAGATTCGCAGGTAAGAGATCTGCGTAGGCAGACTAGATGGATTCCAGGGTAGCGAAATCAACGGATCTGTCTCCCATGTATAGCATTTCATCCAAGCGTGACGTGAATCGGGGCCCTCTTCATACATTTCATCCTCAAAGACTCCACGACCCGGAAGAATGAAATCCAGTTGCTCTTTGATTCCAAAAGGTGGATCTGCATGGTCCCATTCAAATGCATACGACACATCAAAGTCATTCAGTGCCTCCATCAGGGGAGCCTCTGCATACGGATAGTGCCAACACCAGTCAAGGACCTCGGAGGTCTTGAAGTAGTGAAGAGTCCACGCATAGGTCTTCCAGAATGCGAACACCACCTTGTTCCAGTCAATCACACCGTCCATGAGATGAAGACCCATACGGGCCTCCAACGCATGACCGTCACGAGCAATAATATGCCGATCTGTATCCTTAGCACGCTTCATCAAGACTGATTTCTCATCATTTGCCGCTGCCGTAAGATCCTGCTTTTTCATATAGTGCACCGCCCGGTTGTATCCATCTTCCCGCAGGGAGAACATTGCAATGGTCGGCATAAAGTCATTACCGAAGCACATGACGCACATCTGAACCCACAAGTCCGGGTCGAGTGGCAAGACACGGCGAAGTGCCGATACGTCAAAGGTCGAATACCCCGAATCTCGGTTTTCACGAACCAACTTGATCGGACCAAGATGCGATTGTGCCACAGAAATCAGCACCAGATCAGCATCCATTCCGTAGATGAGGATATTTCGCCGTTCCTCTTCGGGTAGAGTTCGCAACCACGTGAAGATCTTGTGCTCTCCTTCACCTCGCTCATCGGTTCCAGACAGAATGCACTCTGGAAAGCAGAAACGCAAG